TGATACACCTCAACATACTTACGAATTAGCCACTAAACGCATTGAACGAGCGTCTGTTTTAGCCGAGCGATTTGAGTGGACAAACAATATTCACATGGGCGTGACAGTAGAGTCAGGTGAGTATGATTGGCGAATTAAGTTTCTTCAATCAATGCCGTCTGCGGTCAAATTTATTTCTGCCGCTCCAATGCTAGGCGATATGGGGGATGTTGATTTAACAAATATTGATTACGTTGGCGCATCGAAAGAAACATGGGGTTTAAAGCGATTGTTTAAGAAAGAATGGGCGGATAAATTATCTAAATTATGCGAACAACAAGGGGTGATATTTTCGTTGGATTCTCAATATTTATGGAGTGCTGAATAATGCCTGGAGCGATAACACTAGTTGGCTTATCCTCGATAGCTGGCATCTCTGGTGTCACCATTAGCATTGGAATCGCATCAGTAACACTTTCGGTAGCGGCATTTAGTGCGCTGGTTGGCATGGTGGTGTCGTTTGCTATATCCTTTGTTCTTCAACCAGACACCCCTAATATTGGAGCAGTAGGACGGGCAAAAGACAGGCTTAGGAATATTAAGCAACCTTTGTCACCCCACAGAGTTATTTACGGAAAAACCAGAGTTGGGGGTACAGTCACTTATCTGCATACAACTGACGATGATGAAGAACTTCACGAACTGTTAACAGTTGCAGGGCATTCAATTGACGGCATTGAATCTATTTATGGCAATGATGAATTGATAACATTAGATTCTAACAATAAGTCAACCGCAGGAAAATGGAAAGACCAGCTATATCTTTGGACAGCAGATGGAACAACAAGTGGTGATTCTGATTTATTAAGCGCAATGGTAACGCATACTGAGGGTCATTGGACAGTAGACCATAAGCAAGAAGGGTTATCTAAAGTATATTGCCGGTTTTTGTATGATAGGGATGCTTATGGCAATGGGATACCTAATGTAACGATGATAGTTCGTGGCAAAAAACTATATGACCCTCGAAATGCAACAACTGCTTATAGCAATAACTCAGCATTATGTATTCTGGATTATCTGCGAGATAGTCGTTATGGATTAGGTGAGCCTGACGCTAATATCGACATGAACTCATTTATTACTGCGGCAAATATTAGTGATGAGACTGTAAATTTAGTGGACTACACACCATCTTTTGAGGTGCTTGACCCATTATCAATCTCAGAGCAATCAGTAGAAGTTACATCATCATCTCATTCAGTTGCTATCCCATCTGGGCATGATGGTATGTTTCAAGAAATAAGTATTAAAGCTAAAAAGGGAAGTGGAAAATACACTGCTTTCGGAGCATTGCGGCTAACAGTTGATGGCTCAACTTATAATGTTGGAGGAAGAAACTCTGGTGAAACACTCACTAGATGCGTTTATGCTAATGGCGTAACAATTACATCTTCATCCACTTATGACAAGAATGATTATTATGAGGTGGGTAATATTTTAGACCCAAACCTTGGCGCATCACATCATTCGACTGATGGTTATTGGTTGGCTGTAGGAGATAACACAATAACAATCACATTTGATGAAGCACTGCCTATCACGAGTATTTCAGTTATAAACAACCCAGACAATACTTATTATGGAAATAGAGGAAGTGATTTAGAATTTACATTTTTACCAGCACCGTCTATACCAGCCAGCGATATATCAAGTGGTAATGAGTATGTTATTCATGAAATTGGCACAACAGACTTTACTACAATTGGAGCAAGTTCAAATACTGTTGGGGTGAAATTTGATGCTACTGGTGCAGTTAGCGGAACAGGGCGTGTATTTCTGTCTAATTTTTCAGAAAAACGATATACCTGTAACGGCACTTTTGAAACAAACGATAAACCAAATAGAATTTTAAAGGACTTGTTATCAACCTGTTCTGGAAGACTTGCTTATCAGGGTGGCAAGTGGGCGTTGCGTGTGGGTGCTTATGTTGCGCCATCAATGACATTTAACGAGGATGATATTGAGGGTTCAATAGAGGTTGTTTCACAAATTGGTAGACGAGAAATCTTTAATCAAGTTCAATCAATGTATACATCCCCATTAGACTTATATCAACCTACTGATGCTCCAATAGTTAAAAATGCTATGTATTTAGCACAAGACCAGTATGAAGTTATTACCCGTGATATGGAGTTCCCCTTTACCACTTCATCCAGTGGCGCACAACGGTTAGCTAAGATTGAGTTAGAAAGGGTGCGTCAACAAATCAGTGTTGTTGTTACGTTCAGTTTGAAGCAAGGCTTAAAAATACAGGCTGGCGATACTATTGGCATTACTAATGCGAGGATGGGTTGGACAAATAAAGCCTTTGTTGTTGAAGAATGGGGAATGAATGTTGCTGATGAGAGTGATAATCCTAGATTGGTTGTTGGGGTAATTCTCAGAGAAATAGCCAGTAATGTTTTTGATTGGAATTTGGGGCAAGAAACAACAATTGATGCCGCACCAGACACTAATTTATCAAATAGTTCTATTTATGACGCTCCCAGTAATGCCGTTATAACTGAGGAACTGGTTTATTTATCTGCTGGTACAAAAGGTGCTGGGGGTACAATTGAAATAACCTGTTCATGGGATAACGCCAACAAGTTTATAAATCAATTTCATGTTGAGTTTGCAGTTTATGATACAGATACAAGCACTTGGGGTGATTGGCAAGAGGGTAGTTATGTTGGTGGGTTGTCTTGGAAAGTGGGGAGTGTTCCTCTAGGTGTTTATAAATTCAGAGTGCAAGGGGTAAGCCCTGACGGTAGGTTTACTGCTTGGGCGGAATCACCAGATAAAACGCTGGGCGGTCTTTTAGACAACCCTGATGATATTACGACTTTTGGTATGGATGCAAATGAAGGTCATGCGGCATTTTTAACATGGGATGAGGTGGATGATTTAGATGTAATTCATGGGGGGCATCTACGGGTTAAGCATCTGCCAGATTCGCATAGCTGGGATTCTGCGGTAGATTCTATTGCCGATGGTTGGACTGCCGCATCTGATATAGGCAAGCGCATCACTGGTATTACGACTGAAGTTTTATTGCCATTGAGGTTGGGGCATTATTTTATTAAAGCTGTCGATAGTTCAGCTAATGAATCTGACAATGCGGTTTATGTGGAAAATACTACTGAACCAAAATCAACTGCGGAATGGCTTACTGGTTCGGGCGACCCAACCAGTGCCGATGGTGTTGTGGGCGATTTATGGATTAATACCACATCAAGTAAGTTGTGGAAGAAAACATCTGGAACACCAGCTTGGGTGACTGTTGTAAGTCAACTTAAAGGAGATGATGGAGAAGATGGGGCTGGTATAGAGTATATCTTTGCGGTGACTTCTGACTCAAGTAGTACTCCTAGTGCTCCAGTTAACACTTGGGGATTCGACCAGCCAGTAAATCCTTGGTATGACGGAGCCCCATCTGTAACAGCATCTAATAAAGCCCTTTGGCGAGCCCACAGAGTTATTGCAGGAACTCCCGCATCGGGAGATAGCGTTTCTGGTACTTGGTCTAGTCCTACTGTTGTAGGAAGATTTGGAGCAGATGGGGCAAGCACTACTGGCGCAACTGGCAGACGTACCGCATCGGGATTCTTGTATTATGATACCGCTCAATCCAGTGCGCCATTATCACCCACTTTTTCTGGAAGCCCTAAATACGTTTTTTCCACAGGAGCATTCTCTAGTATTTCTTCTGGGTGGTCATTAAGCACACCTGTAATGCAACCCAGTTCAACTACGTCAAAATATTGGGCGGTGCATTATAATGTTATTGAATCATCTTATGGCTCATCAAGCCAGACCATCACCCTTGGCTCAGTCATTAACTCAACCAATTTTGATGGTGTTGTAACATTCACTAATAACGCAACAGGTGGGAGTGGAACAACTCATATTAATGGAGGTAAAATTGCAACAGGAACACTCAGTGCCAATACGATTGCATCAACAAATTTAACTAATGGCGGAACGTTTGCTTTAGGTAGCAATGATGCTATTTATAGCAGTAAGGGCGTGATGCTCGCAAAAGTTACTACTAGCGACTCAGGTTTTCATGCCGTTATGGGCATACAATTAAATGATGACACAGTATCAAATACGGCACTCGTAGGTGGTGCTGTGGGGGATGCACAAGGTGTGTGGGGTGGCAACGGCTTTAGTACAAGCAATAGCACTTTAACAGGGACGAATACAAGAGCAGGAGTGTTGGGGGCAGGAAATTCTGCGGTTTATGCCGCTAACCTAGAACCAGCTGTAACTGCCTATGCGTGGCTCGCAACTGATGATGGTTATGGCATGAGACTTACTGGCGGAGTCGCTCCATTTACTGGGGTTCATGAAGCATTAATATATAATGATAACATCTGTGTTCAGGGTGATATTGTTGTGGATGTGGAGGTGTTAGGAACTACTGGCATTTCAGATGCTGTTACATTAGTCACTATTTCATCACACGTTAATCAGAAAGGAGCGGTTGGCGTGTATAACCAAGTGATAACACACGCAATTCCTGTTCCTTTTTCACGCAGTATTGTGACTGACGATGGTCAACATAATAATGAATTAGACCCACAATTCGCTGATGTTTTTACAGATAGAAATGTAATTTGTATGAATTCTGTCGGGGAGGGTCTGATTAATGTTGTTAATCAGGGCGGAGATATTTCTATCGGAGATTTAATTGTCTGTTCAGACATAAATGGTAAAGGTATGAAACAGGACGATGATATTGTTCGTAGTTATACTGTGGCAAAATCAAGAGAAAATATAGTTTTTGAAAATAGCGATGAAGTAAAACAGGTCGCTTGTATTTATATGTGTGGGTGATAGATGAAAGCAACCTTTGAAAGTATAGAATTTAGCCCATTAGTGCAAGTTGTGTCAGTGGGTGTTGACTCAACGATTAGTGGAACAGTAGGCTTTGGAGACTTTTCATTCCCACCATCTGCATTTAATGATGCTTTGTTGGTTTCTGAGGGTAGTCTATTATTATTTAGCAATGGAAACACTATGAGTATAGGAATATACAGTACAGGATTTTTAGAGCAGTTAGGGGTCTTATGAAAACAATTTATATAGGCAACGACACTTCCGTAAGCCTAAACGGTTTAACAAATAAAACGCTTGGAACCTACATCAATAACGCAACTGGAACGATAGCGATTTCGGATGAAAATGGGGATACTGTGTCGGGTGTTACTTTTCCAGTATCACTAGCCTACGTTGCGAACAGCGATGGTGATTATGTGGCGACTATTGATTCAACCTTGAGTTTGACTGAAGGCAAGATTTATAACGGCACTGTTGATGTATCAGTTGGGAGTGTTGATGCTCAGTGGAAAATTCAATTAATGGCTCAAATCAGGAGGGCTGATGACTAATCAATTATTAACTCAGTTAGACCCATTGACCACCCCTAACGATGACATGGAATTTCTGGTGGATGATGGGGGTGTGAGTAAGCGCATAACGCATCTAAATTTTAAATTAACACCTAGCGACATTCTGACTAAAATTAAGACTGTTGATGGAGCTGGTAGTGGGTTGGACGCTGATACTTTACAAGCTGTAACGCCTTCAAACTTATCGCTTGATGGCGGTTATTTTTAACTTTAAGGAAATAAAAAATGGCAAATACCATACAAATTAAACGAGCGGGTTCGGCTGGCTCAACAGTACCATCTTCATTAGCGGTTGGTGAACTTGCTTACGCTGAAAATGGAAGTAAATTCTATATTGGAACAAGCGGCTCAACAATTACAGAGGTCGGGGGAAGTGGTCATTTTGCTGTGCTGGCAAGCCCAGCGTTAACGGGAACTCCAACAGCACCAACGGCGGCGGCATCAACGAATACAACACAACTGGCAACAACAGCTTTTGTTGATAATTCATTTGCTCCATTAGCAAGCCCAACGCTAACAGGTACACCATCAGCACCAACAGCAACAGCATCAACCAATACAACGCAAATAGCTAGTACAGCCTTTGTTCAAACTTCGTATGCTCCATTAGCAAGCCCAACGCTAACTGGCACACCAGCCGCACCAACAGCATCAACATCAACCAATACAACGCAAATAGCAACCACAGCTTTTATTCAAACAGAGTTAAGTAGTTATGCTCCCGTCAGTAGTCCAGCACTAACTGACACACCAACCGCACCAACTGCGGCGGCTTCAACTAATACAACACAAATAGCGACAACTGCCTATGTGACAACTGCGGTTTCTAACTTAATTGATTCTGCTCCAGCCTTGCTCAATACTCTGGATGAATTAGCGGCGGCTATTGGTGACGATGCAAATTATGCGGCAACAATCACAACTGCTTTAGGATTAAAATTAAGCACAACAGATACTATTGACGGTGGTACTTTCTGATGGCTAACATCATCAAAATTAAGCATAATGAAACTGCTGGTGATACGCCCACCACTTCTGATTTAACGGAGGTGGGTGAAATTGCAATAAATTCTACAGATAAAAAAATCTTTACCCGAAATTCATCGGGGGCAATTGTTGAGCTTGGGGCTAATGAGTTTTCATTTAAGACAATAGAGGTGTCTGGTCAAACTAGCGTAGTAGCTGATACAACAACAGATACATTAACTTTCGTTGCGGGCACTGGAATAACTATAACCACCAGTGCTGACCAAGTTACAGTGGCATCTTCTGGTGGTGGTGCTGGTATAACAACAGGTAAAGCAATCGCTATGGCAATAGTTTTCGGATAGAGGAAAAATAATGGCAAATCCAAACATCGTAGGCGTAACATCAATTTATGGGAAAACGACCTACAAGGCATTAACAGCATCTCTTGTCACTCAATTAACCAACAGCGCAAGCAGTGGTGAGGTTGTTAAACTAAACTGTATACGAGTGACAAATAATAACGGCATAGATGACGGCTCAGTCACGATAGCCTTAGACGGCTCTAGCGGCACTCCAACTGGCACAAGCAACTTAGCTTCAACTTTACCCGTCCCAGCCGACTCAACTGTAATAATTTTAGGCAAAGATGCTCCAATATATTTAGAGGAGGGGTGGTTTATCCAAGCATCTGGGCAAGGCACAAGCATGGACATGGATTGTATTATTTCTTACGAGGTTATTTCATAATGAGTAATTCAGGGGTTATTGGAGGTAAACAAACGCCAAGCACCTCAAGTGCTGGAGGGGTTCACACAGCACAGGAGGTTCACACTCAGTTAACCGATGGCACTTTCCCAATACCCTACCACATCACAATGACGGGTATTCCTTCGTCAATTGATGAGGACTCAGCTTTTACAGTTTCTGTTTCAGATAGTTCGGGAGCAACTTATTCCCTTCCTTATATTTTAGACGATAGTACATACGGAGACGCTGAATCTGCTGATTTTCAGAGTGCTGTTACGGGTAATATTTCAATGGTTAATGGGGCTGGCACTCTAGTAATCACGCTTGAGAATGATGGTGTTACGGAAAACGAGCATTTCCATGTCATAACTAAACACCCAATAACGAATGTGATTAATTTTATATCTGGGCAAATAGATATAACAGACACCGCTAGTAGTGGGTATAGGTATTATCGCGTTAACGGCTTTACGCCTTATGGGTCGAAAAAACCTAGATTGACAGTCCTTCGTTTCTATACTGCCCAGAATACAGCTGGAACCGCTTACCCTCCAAACAT